CTATTATCACTTGAGGCACTGCTAGAAGAGAAGAAAGACGACAAAGCCTTAGAGGTAATAAAAAAAGTCCTAGCAGAAGCCGAGAAAGCTAACTAGAACTTAGAGAAAGGGTATCAGCCACAACTGATACTCTTTCTCTTATACTATCACGCTTATAAAATTTCCACAAGATGATATACAATGATACATAAAAAAATGTTATAGTGTATATATAAAATTTTGCAAAGAGTTCCTAGTATTTCCTATAAGAAAAATGTTATAGTGTATATAGGTAAATTAGATAAAAGACAGGAGGAGTACCATGATTATAAATATAAACGAAATTGTCGGAACGGTAAAGAGTATGAAAAGAAAAGCCGAAGAAGTAGAGCGAGTAATTAAGAAAATAGTAGCATCTAAAGAAGATGCAGTTGATTTTGAAGTGAAAAATACAATCAAGAGGAACTTGGCATTCACATTTGAATATAATGACGAATATTTACAAGGAAGTATACCAATAAGAGAGATATACGAAGAATACGCAAGTAATGAGTGTGCAGGCGAAAAAGAATTGGTCGAAATTATTAAGCGAAAGATAAAAGAAGAAACAAAAGAAAAAATAAAGGAAGAAATGAAGTAATTATTTTCTTGCGATATGATTTGAAGTGGGAATGAATAGAAATACCAAGGGGCATCCGAAAGGGTGTCTTTTCTCATACCTAAAACAAAGAGATAACCGTACTGATTACGGTTGAAAGACACTTGTGCACTATGCGCCAGTGTCTTTTACATATAAGAGGGAAAGCAATGGCAACATATAAGAACAACGAGGGCTATGTAGATAGCACTGCGTACCTAGCAGAATTAAGTGCAGAGAAGGCGGAGCGAAAGAAGCACAGGAGGAAATACAAGAAATGCAAAGAGAAGAAGATTTCGGGTAGTTATACGTTGGGAGAACTATATGCATTTAGATTGTGTGTAAGAAAGATGGGGTTAAAAGCATGAGTACAGAAGAACTCATCAGTCTCTTAGAAGATGTAAGAGACAAAAAGAAACTGATATATATGCTTGGCAAAGCCGAAGAAATAGAACTGGAAGTGATAGAAGATATAGATAAGGTATACCTTGTGGATAAGGAGTGGTTAGATGACTAAGAGGAAGTGCGAACATCGGCTGTGTGTAAGACAACTGGGATTAAAGGCAGGTGATTAAATGGGAACATTAAGGAATGCAAGGCATGAAAAGTTTGTGCAATGCCTAATAAGTGGAAAGAGTCAGCGCACGGCGTACCGAGAGGCATTTGCAGGTGCTCGAAAATGGAAGGATAGCGTTGTAGATAGTAAGGCCAGTACTTTGCTAAAAAGTGGAAAGGTTTTGGAAAGGTATGAAGAACTGCAAAAGGCACTAGAAGACAAAGCAATACTAGATGCTACACAACGCATGGAATTACTTTCTGGAATGGCATTGGATAAAGAGGAAAGGACCGAAAACAAAATTCGAGCCATAGACACGCTAAATAAAATGGACGGTGTTTATACGAATAAAATAGAGGTATCAGGTGGAGTAGCTTTGGACATAGAAGAAAAAGAAAAAGCTATTGATAAGTATTTAGATGATTTGCTCGGTATGGATGAAGTGGAGTAAATATGCATTTAATATGAATAATATTACAAAGAATATAAAAAAATATCGGGGGTATATAAAAAATAATGAATAAAACATGAATATTCTACTAATGGGGTATATGAGTGAAAGAATACAATGAAGTACAAAAGCAAACAATAAAGCTATTGGAGTTAGCGGAACATGAAGAGAATCTAAAGAAGTGGGTAAAAGGGCGTATTCCAAAGCACTACAAAAGAATAAGTGTAAGCGAGCAAGAGGGCTTACAAATGGCTAGGCTAGGTGCGAAGAAGGCGCTTGGCTTTTTTAATGCTCGGCTCTATTATACACAAGCCTTATTGCTGGGCGCAGTGCTTGGTGGTAAATACAAAGATATTATCGTTGTTACTCCCTCGCAATATGGGAAATCTTGGCTATGCGGCATGGCATCTTTGCTATTAGCGAACGATGGGAGAAAAGCATACGTGGCAGCAGGTAGTCAAAAGATGACAAGTATTATCTTAGGCAAGGTCATAGACCATATACAAGATGCAGACTATAGCTTAAAGAGCAAGATATTAGAGACAGCAGATAAGATTGAAAAACTACAGTCTGCAACATCTAAAAATAAAGTAGCACTACGAGGTGGCGGACTTGTTACAGGAATGTCGCTAGGGGAAACATTCAGCAAGCAATTGAAAGGGAATGATGCTATAGGGATTGGTGGCGATATATTCGCTGATGAAGCAAGTTTAATTGGAAATGATGCTTATGCAGAACTTGGACGTTCGGAATTTGCAAGCGAGAGCGGAGAAAAGTTCATACGCTTTAGGATTTCCAACCCTCACAATCCTGGCAGGTTTTGGGACGACCTAACAGCGGAGGAAATCGCAAAGGATACTCTTATTGTTTGGATGGATGCAAGAACAGCGCTTGAAGAAGGAAGAATAAAGAGTAAGGAGCAGGTTGTTAGTTCGGAGTTCTTTAAAAATAAATCGACTTGCAAACGTTATTTATTGTGCGAGTTGGAAGATTATAGCGAGCAATCTTTATTCACTACACCAGTTATAGACGATTCTCCGATAGACACAGAAAACTATAAATTTTTTTTGGGTGTGGATAGTGCCTATAAGGGTAAGGATGATATAAGACTTGTATTATCCGCCTTAACGCCTAGAAAAACAGTAAGAATGCTTGATTACATTGTTGTGGATAAAAAGAATTGGGTCGATGGACAAACAGGAGATGAAATTGTTCGAGACATTGGGAAGATTATAAACGCATACAATATTTCATCCACCTGCGTAGACATAGGATATGGCGTATATGTGGTTGAAGGGTTAGCAAAACAGTACAAAGGTATAAAAGGCATTGCGTTTGGTGGTGGAGTTACAGAGTTTAGAAAAAAAGCTGGTCATTATGCCGCTAAGTGGGGAGACAACAAAAGGGCAGAAATGCATTTGGATTTGCAGGATTTAATGGAGAACAGCAAAATTACATTTACTAGTAAAATCGCAGAAGTTCTAAAAGAAGAAATGAACGCAGTGCGAGGGGTGCGAAAGACAAACGGAAAAATTGCCATTATCCCTAAAGATGACATTAAGCGCATTATAGGGCATTCTCCCGATACATTAGATGCAACCATTCTATCATTACACGCTTTACTAATCGGGACGATGAAGCAAACAACGCCATATTATACATAGAGAGGTAAGAAATGGGAAGAAAGCGAAAGAGTGGAAAAGGGAGCAGTAAAGCACGGGTGCAGAAAGCGAAAATGCTAAACAGCATGATTGGTTGTAGTTCGTGTACGGACATCGGGCAGCAGTCCATTCCAAAGATTGAAAATGATGATGAAAAACATGATTGGCAGATTAGAAATTTGCCGACATTTCGATACATCATGAACCAAGCGATTAATCATATTTTTTCAAATGGATTGACAACAGGCGATGAAGAGCAAGACGAAAAGATTCTTAAACCGTTCTTGTACGCACAAAATCGGCTAGGTGTTACAAATTACAATGTATTGCGTGAAGCGGTCCACCAAGCGTTTGAAACTGGAAAAAGTGGTGTGCGTTGGCTAGACCTAGAAAATGGGATAATTAATGTACAGGGAAAGAATTATGCTTGTTTGCTTAAAGAGAATGAAGAATTTTACGGTTTTAAGGACGTTATCGCTTACATGGTATCCATAGACGATGAGCGTATGAGTGACAAGGATATTAAAAACATTAAATTTGACATGAAAACATTTGAGTCGCAAGGCTACATCATCGACAAGGATTTAAAAATCATCATTTTGTCGAAAAATGAGTTTTTAAATTTGCGAAACGATACTACAAAAAATGACGGCGAAAGTCCACTTAATTATGACTTGCAACGAACGGAATTGATAGCATCCACATATCGCAGATTAAATCACGATTTAAATTATGATGGACCAGGGCGAATCATAGTACGCATGAACGATGGATATATTGTAGGCGGTGAAAACGAGGTAAGTACAGGTGAGATATTAAATGCAACGACAGCGTCCGCAGAAGCGAGAAGAACAGAGATAAAGACAGAAGTCGAGGAAATGGGTAAGCAGCTAAAATCTTCATCTTCCGACAGCGTTATAGTTATGA